TAAAGAAAGAGATAAGAAACCAACCAAACCAAGGAGGTAACAAAATGTTAACAGAAAAAAGACTAGCTGAAATTATGAAAGAGGAAGTTGAAAGAGTTATCGAGCAGTATCAAGGGGATAAAGAAAATTTCCATACATCAGCTATCGAGGCAGTGGACCCGCTAAACGAAACACAACTAAGCGAACAAGAAGTAAGAAAGTTGTACAGAGAGTGGTTAGAAGAATCTATGGACCAGGAGGCATAAAAATGGCAAGAAGCGAAAGAATCTACATCAGAGTAACTGAAGAAGAAAAAGAGAAACTACAAAAACTAGCAGATAAGGATCACCGAAGTATAAGCGACTATATAAGAGTACAAATACTAAAGGAGGAACAACAAATGGAAGAATACACATACAAAATTATGATGGACGGACAATTTATGGGAGAGCATAACACATACGAAGAGGCAGCAAAAGAGTTGAGAGATTTAGGATATAAAGAGGGAGCTGAATATACAGGAACGTTCCACAGTGAAAACGGTGTTGCAACAGCAGACATAGTAAGAAAGCATAAGTAAGAGCCGACAAGGCTCTTTTTTCTTGTCAACCGGACATATTTTGTCCGCCTATAAAAATGTGTAAAACAAGCCATTTTAGTGACCGCACAGGAGGCCCGTAGAGACGTTTAAATTAAAAAGAGGTACTATACTATGGCTAAAATAGGGGTGTAAAAATAAAAACGGACATTATATGTCCGGTAGTGGTTACAATAGCAAAATAGATGCTTACACACACCAATGGAAATGGATTGTTCTATCTAAGCATCAAAACACTACCATTGGCATAGGTTATTGATTCCACCTGGCCGTCAGAGATTTTAATCTCGTGTATAATCGTGTTCAAAAACTCCCTCATAACCTTCTTATCTACATTCTCAACTATCTTCTTGTAGTTGATTTTCTTTTTTGTCATAAACTCCTTGTTAATCATGTAGTAACTGGCAAGCTTTAGAAAATCATCATCAATTCTCTTGGGCTTGTCAATCTGTATGTCCTTCAATTCCTGCAACTTCTTTTCTATAGATGCCTTTTTCAAGAGGTAGTCCTTTTCACTCATTCCACTAAACAGGTAGAGATCGTTAAGCCTTGCAAGTGCCTTCCTGTATTTCTCCCTCTCTCCATCTATGAATCCATGCGTAACTGTCACCTTTTTACCGTCAATAGTATAGGTCAGTACATCATCAGCCTGTCTGGTTATTACCTTCTTGCCCTGGGCTATGTCAGCTATTGATTGAAAGATTACAGGAGCAATCCGCCTCTCTACAAAAACATAAGGTGAGGCGTGGCACTCAACCCCCAGTGACCGAGAATGGCACCTATACTTTGTGGGCGATGTTCCGTCCTTTCTCTTTGGTCCAAGGTGAGCAGACATAATCCTCCCACAGCTTGAGCATCTTAATAGCCCACTAAAGAGATGAATCTCCCCACGTCTGAATCTGGATGTGTCCCTGCTGTTGTGATTCATAATCTGGTTGCATCTCTCCCACTGATCCACAGATATGATTGCCTCGTGATTATCCTCAACAAGAATCCACTCATCCTCATTTTTCCTGTATGTATTGTCACCATCTCGATAGTTGTAACGGAAAGTGCCTTTGTAAAATGGATTCCTTATAATCTTTATAAGTGTACGGTCAGAAAAATCATTCCCTTGCCTTGTCTTAACACCCAGGCGGGTTAATTCGTGCATCACTGTGTTGGTTGATTGGTGTTTCTCATATAGGTCATAGATTAATTGTATCGTGTGGGCCTCTGATGGCTCGATAGAGGGGAAAGAACCCTTGTTCGATATCTTATATCCCATTGGCACAACTCCACCGTTAAAAAGGCCCTTAGAGGCTCGTGATACCATTGTTGATAGTACCCTCTCAGCTGTCAACTTCCTTTCAAGTTCAGCGAACACAAGTGTAATGTTAAGCATTGCCTCGCCCATGGCGGTTGAGGTGTCAAACTGTTCATTTTTAGATACAAATATTATATTAAACTTCTTTAACTCCTGATACATTCCAGCAAAATCAAGAAGATTCCTGCTTATCCTGTCTATCTTCCAGACTAGAAGATGGGAAAACTCACCCTGTCTAATCCTGTCCATCATACGCTGATATGCCGGCCTGTCAGTGTCCTTTCCCGAGTATCCAGCATCCTCGAAAATCTCATAATCCTCTATGTTAAGGGCATACTTGCAATAGTTGATCAGGTCTGTCCTTTGCATTGGCAATGAATCCTTGTCTATCTGCATTGTAGTTGATACTCTCAAATATAAAGCTGCTTTCACTTATCCAACCTCCTGAAATGGTGACATTCAACTGTCATTTTATATTAATATATTTTTACTATCATGTTATCCTTGACTTGTGCCTTAAATTATCAGATAATAAATACAAAAGAACACTCGTTCGGACAAGGGGGAGAATATGGAAAACTTATCACGCTTAGTTAAGAGCCTATCCACTGAGGACAGGGCAATGCTTGAAAATCATTTATCCAACCTGACACCTGAGGAAGAGAGACAAACTTACAACAAAATCAAAGAATACATAAAAAACCGACTAACTTAATGGCTAGTCGGTTTTCTTATATAACTTGTCCATTTCCAGAGCCATAATCATGAGCTTTATGATTTCATCCCTGGACTTGTCCTTGATGTCATAGCCTTCACTTTCCAAATCATTGACCAAATCATTTATGTATTGATCCGTCACTTTGTAGTATGGCTCCCTGGTGTCTGTCTCGCCAGTTATATAACTTACAGACACATCAAAATATTCAGCTAGAGCTTTAACCATTGGGAGGTCAGGTTCATGTATCCCTCTTTCATATTTTGATATGGTGGGTTGAGTTGTACCGATCACTGCTGCAAGCTCAACCATTGTAATGTCTTTTTCCCTCCTAAGCATCCTTAATCTCTTACCAAAACTGGTCATCATCAACACCTCTTCATATATATACCCTACACTGAATTATACAATAAAATATATTTTTATAGAATACTTTATTCGCAAAAGAAATATTTTAAAAAAATGCTTGACTATATTATTCGTATAGTATATTATATAAGTAACGAATAAATAATTGAATTTAAGGAGGTGACAAAATGGGAGAAAACAGAAAGCTCAAGGGTGCAAGAGTTGAAAAAGGTTATAGCCAGGAGAGGCTTGCCGAAGCAATAGGGATGCCCCTTGTAACCTACAAGACAAAAGAAAATGGAATATCAGTTTTCACAGAGGTAGAGATAAAAAAGATATGTGATGTACTTGAAAAGAATGTCACCGATATTTTTTTTACTCAATGATATTCGATACGAATAAAAGGAGGTAATGCCAATGGAACAATACCTGAAAGAAAACGGAATAACAACACTGGAAGAACTCAAGCAAGCAATAGAAGAAATGGAGAAAATCAATCTGGCACTGTTCAAGGGGGAGCCAATATGAAATGGGTTGCAGTTAGCATCTTAACGATCAAAACAATCAAAGAAGCAATCAAAAGCAATAGCAATTATGATGGATTTCTATTTATGGCTTATCCAACGGTCATAATGTGGGCCATGATACTAGGAGGGATAGAGTGAAAGAAACCAGAGCATTCATAAGAGAGTTACTGATTATCATAAACAGAAATGTCGGCCCTTTACCGCATGATGTCCAGGAACTTTACTACAAAGCTGATGAAGAACTAAAGAAGGTTGAAGAACTAAAGGAGGATTTAAGTGAAATATCTAAATACCAAAAGGAAAGGGATAATCATTTGTTTGGAGAGGATGATGAGGATGAGACATTTAGATGGGATGGACTTGATTAATGGAAAGACATTAGAAAGATACATGATAAAGATGATGCTAGGGGGAGGAATGAGCCTGATATGAGTATAACCCACGAAACCAGACGAGAATCACACGAGCAAATAAAGCCTAAGAAATTTGACAGGAAAGCATTAATAAGGGGAGTGCTTCAAGATGGAGCAAAAACAGCTCACGAGATAACACAAGCCTTACTATATATGAGGATTATCCCATACTATGACAGGAATTTTGTATCACCGAGGCTTACAGAGTTAAAGGAAATGGGGGAGGTAGAGGTTATCGGTAAAAAGTATGAGGGTAGGACTGATCGCAAGGTTGCAGTATGGCAGTTGAAGGAGGAAGCCGAATGAAGGAGCTTAAAAGGAGAATCATAGAAAAGGACAAGGAGAACATCAAAACATACTTCAACCAAGCCAAAAGGCTTATCAGAAAGAACAAGCAACAGGAGACGATAGCAACGATTGAGACGCTCTTATTTATCGAGCAGGTACAGGATTATATTTTAGAGGAGGCGGATTAAATGGAACATTTATATCGCAAAAGGTCAGAAGTTTTGCAAGAAATAAAACCAATATGTGAGGCTTTTGGGATTTCTGAATATGACTATATCGTTAAAAGAGAAGGTCAACGAGAAATCTTGAAGATAGGAAAGGTGGAGATAGGATGCACAAGCAATTCCATAAGCGCCATTATAGACGAGCTTATTGGTTACATTTTCATAACAAGATGGTGCAGAAATAGGTATTTGGGAGTGTTTAGCATACAGACAAAAAATGTAATTAAAAGGTATTGGAAGGAGGCGGATTAGATGGAAGCATTAACAGGAAGAGATATTTTGCACAAGCTGCTTGAAGAGGGTGACCTTGATTATCAGATATATGCGGTCAACCTGATTACAGATGAAACGATGGAGATTCCACATATGAACATTTACGATGATGTCTTGGAGTTGAAGATTGTACCACCGATGACAGGAGGTTACGCCAAGCTTGAAGAGCAAATTAGATTGAGAGAAAAGACCAAAAACACACTGGAAGCAATCAGGCACAACATCATGGAAAAGAAGATGTATGGAGTATATGAAATCACAAGGGACTTGAGCGAGATTATAGATGCGCTGGAAAAATAAGAAGGCCCTGCTCACGCAAGACCAACCAACCACTTTAAGTATACCAAATAATAGGAGGTAACACAATGAAGGAACTACAAATAATAACCAATAAAATACAACCGGCGAAAGTTGAATTTAATTACCAAGACATAGATGAAAAACTGGACATAGTTTTAAAGAAATACAAAGGGCTAGTATTCACAGAGGACACAGTAAAAGATTGTAAGAAGACCATGGCTGAATTAAGGAAAGGTCAGAAGTCACTTGATGAGTTTAGAAAGAAAACCAAAAGAATCCTGACCGAATCAGTCACAGAGTTTGAGAATGATTGTAAGAGACTTTACAAGAAATTTGATGATGTTATAGACCCACTAAAGGAACAGGCTGACTTCTTTGAGGAACAGAGAAGAGAGGAAAAAAGGCAAGAGGTTGAGAGGCTGATAGAGGATGTCAAAGAGAAGTTTTCACTTAATGAGAAATACGGAAGTGAGCTGACAATTGATGAAAAATTCTTAAACGCAAGCGAAACAATAAGCAAGGTAAAGGAACAGCTATATGTATACGCTAACAAACTGAGATCGGAACAAAGACAGGAAGAGGCAAACATCAGCCTAATCAAGTCTACCGTCCAGAGTAACAACGCAATAAACGGAATCAACCTACTGGAAGATAACTACCTTAGATTACTGGCATACGAGGAATCAGGCACAATAATAGCCAAAATATACGAGGACACCAACAAGCTGGTCAAGGCCAAGGAAGAGGAAAGGTTGAGAGCAGCAGAGCAAGAAGCAGAAAGAAAAACCAAAGAGGAAGAGGAAAGACTATTACAAGAACAGTATGAAATGGCGGCTGATATGGCAGTAGAAGAAGCTGACAAGACAGTATATGTAGAGATGCCAGAGGAATCAGAACTACTGGAAGAGGCTCCACTTATAACCAAAACTTTCAGAGTGACAGGCACGCCAGAGCAAATGAAAGACCTGGAAACATTTTTAAATGCCATATTTGAGATATACGAGGAGGTGTAATCAATGAATTTATATCAGAAGATAGTAGAGGTCAGAAAGGTTGCTAAAGGGTTTCAAAAGGATGGGAAGGGCTACAACTACAAATATGTTACTGGCGATCAAGTCCTTGCCAAAATAAGGGACAAGATGAATGAGCTAAACCTCCTTCTTATTCCATCCACAAAGTTGGGAGAACATCATCTCCATAGCTACAAGACATCGAAAGGCAAGGAAGTGACCGACTTTATCGTATCAGGAGAAATGTCTTACACCTGGATAAACGGAGACGAACCAGAAGAAAGATTAAGCGTTGATTGGGCCTACTATGGGCAGATGGACGAGATAAGCAGGGCATATGGAAGCGCATTAACCTACTCAGAGAGATATTTCCTTCTCAAATGCTTGGGACTTCCAACTGACGAAGATGACCCAGACGCAAAAGAATCCAACTCGTATGAAAAGAAATCATCTACTCCACCAAAACAAACTAAAAGCGCTGGGACAGGCGATAAACTCGCAAGCGAGAAACAACTTAAATATATCTACAAACTTGTAGAGGACAAGAACTACCAAGAAGGAATCAAGAGCTATATCAAGAACAACTACCACAAGGACAGCTCCAAGGAGCTAACAGCTAAAGAGGCAAGCGAACTGATAGAGCTACTTAATGGGATGGATTAACGGAGGGAGCAATCCCTCCAAGGAGGTGAGAGAGTGGCAAGACCGCAGAAGTCAGGGCTAGATTATTTTTCACTAGATGTTGTTATGAGTGATGAAGTAGAAATCATAGAGGCTGAATATGGGCTTGAGGGATTCGCAGTATTGATCAAGCTATACCAGAAAATATACTCCGAGGGTTATTACTACCAATGGGGTGATAAAGAACAGATACTATTCAGCAACAGGGTTTCTGTCGACAGAAACCGACTAACAACTATTGTTAATGATTGTGTCAAATGGGGTTTATTTGATGAAAAACTCTATAAAAATTACAACATACTAACATCTAGGAGAATCCAGAATCAATATTTCTCCGCAACCTACAAGAGAACTGGAGTTGAGGCTATTGAACAATATTTACTGATAGACATTACTGACAGAGAAAATGTAGCAACAACTAGGGTTTCGGATATCGGAAACTCACCAACAACTGATGTTTCAGATAGTAAAAGTACACAAAGTAAAGTAAATAAGAGTATAAAATATAAAAGTATAGTAAAGTATGGAGAATTTCAAAAAGTCAAACTCACAGAAGAAGAACACTCTAAACTCATAGACCGATTAGGAGAGTTAAAAACACATGACCTTATAGAGAGATTAGACAATTACAAGGAATCCACAGGCAAATCTTATAAGAGTGATTACGCAACTGTACTAAACTGGCACAGGAAGGAGGTAAAAGATGAATCAGGAGCTGTTAAATCTAATGGAAGAACTGAAAAAGAGGGAGACGATCTCGCCAGAAGAGCCGGTGTCCTATCACTGTAACATCTGTAAGGACCAAGGCTATATTTACAAGACAGATGGCCTTTATGAGATAGCGGTCAAGTGCAAGTGCCAGACAATCAAGGAGGCACAGGCAAGGCTTGAGAAGTCCGGACTAGGTGATTTATTGGAAACAAAGTCACTGGATAATTACGAGGCTGACAATGATTATCAGAAACACATCAAGGAGACAGCAATCAAGTATATAGACGAATACAAGAATGGCAATAGATATAGCCTCGCTTTACTAGGGCAATCCGGGGTTGGTAAGACACACATTATGAGTGCGGTCAGTAGACAACTTTTAGATGCAGGAGTGGAGGTCAAATACTATATAGCCGATGATATTATCCAAAGGCTACAATCCAACAAGTACGATGAACAGAATTATCAACTGGAATTTGGAAAGATAGTCAAGGCGGAAATCCTATATATAGACGATTTATTCAAAAGCTCCATTACCAATTATTACAAGCAGGAGAACATCAGAATTGACGATCTAAAAGTAGTATTTGAGATTATCAACTATAGATACAACAAGAAAATGCCAATCCTATTAAATAGCGAGATTCATTTTGAGAGGTTTTCAGACATAGACCAGGCTATAATCGGACGGATAAATGAAATGTGTAACTATAAGTATTTAGTATCAATCAAGCCAGATATTAACAAGAATTACAGGCTTAACAAGAGATAGGAGGCGAACAATGAAAATACACCCAAGAAAGTTACTTGCAGCATGGCTCATGTGGTCCCTTGTCCTGATGATCCTGACGGTCATAGCAACACAAGCCCTGGCTCAGAAAGAGGAGATCATAAGGGTTGAATACATCGTCATGGGTCCAGAGGAGTATGAAGAGACTCACGCACCTGAGCCTATGGATTCAGATAAAACCCTCCTGGGAGACTATACAGTGACCGCCTACTGCGGGTGTGAAATATGCTGCGGAGAGTGGGCGGACAAGAGACCACTTGATGAAGATGGCAACCAAATTGTATATGGAGCTTATGGGATAGAGTTGACTCCGAATTACAGTGTAGCCTCAGGCCTACCACAAGGCACCAGAATAGAGATAGAGGGGTTAGGTATACATCAGGTCGAGGACAAGACCGCAAACTGGATTTCGAGCAAATACGAGGGCAAAATCATAGATCTGTACATGGGTAATGACGAGAATGCTCACCAGAGAGCATTGGAGTGGGGGAAGCAGATATTAAAGGTATGGGAGGTTGAGTAGATGGAGACCATAGCAACTTGTATAAGAAAAGCAAGAAAAGAGCATGTGTGTGACACTTGCGGCAGCAAGATATGCAAAGGGGAAGAATACGATCTTCAAACAAACAAAGATGAGGGAACACTCTATACGTGGAAAAGTTGTCATCATTGTAAACCATTAGTTAGGCAGATGTGGGCTGAAGGATACTTTCCTGATGGATACACAGAAACTGATTTTGAAAACTTCTTAGCAGACCACCCAGAGATAGAGTTTAAGAAAAGATAACTTGGAGGTTGAGTAGATGAATATCAAGTATGAGAGACATTTGAAAGTAGATGGAGATTTGATTTTTCTCAATTCAGAAATTGAAGTAAACGGAAGAATAGGGCTGTTAAGTCAGATAGGACAGGCAGGAATCTATGTGAAATTCCCGACTGTAAAGAATGATAGCTTCATAAACTTCAAGAAAATAGAGAGTCTGAGGGAAATATTGAGCGAAAAAGCATTAGATGATTAGGAGGTGGATTGATGGCAAAATGCCAAAGAGGCGATGAATTGTTAATAGATTTTGATTATAGGACTATAAAGGGGATAGTAGCAAATGGGCTAGACAACATGGATGTAAAAAAAGATAGCATAAAAGTAATTTTAGAAGGTGACAATAGCTATAACCCGATAAGCATACCAATTAAAAGAATAATGAAGATAAACGGGAAAGAGGTGACAGATGCAAGACTTAATCCAAGAAATGAATAAAATCAGACAGGAACTTAATCAGGCTATACACATATTAAAGCAGAGAGGACAAGACAAAGCCAAGGCAGAGCATGACTACAGGGTTGCACTGGCA